GTAGGAAACTGCTTCACAGAAACGGCATTCAACGGATCAACAGAATCAAATGAAGAAGATTTTAACAAAGCGTTCAACACAATATTTTCTAAACTAATCAAACAAGTAAAATGAGCAAAATCGAATTAATCAAAGAAACCTTCCCTGATGGTAGCGAGAAGTTTTGGATTTATAAAAACGGGTTCCCGGTAGATGGTGCTGAAACTGAAACTATGGCACGTATATTGTATAAGACAATATGCAACCGAGAACATAAGACCATCGAAGTACTAGAATCAACAGTAATCTAACCAACCATGAAACAAATATCAAAAGCAATTTTAGATGCTCAGAAAGAAATGGGCAACGCTACGAAAGGAAGTTCTAACCCTTTTTTTAGATCAAAGTATGCCGACCTTAATTCTATAAGAGAAGCTTGTATGCCGGCACTACACAACCATGGGATAAGTGTTCTTCAACCTACCGTACATATCGAAGGTAAGAACTTCATTAAGACTATATTGCTTCACGAATCAGGCGAAACTTTCGAGGGACTTACGGAGATAATCTATTCAAAACAGAATGATGCACAGGCGCAAGGAAGTGGTATAACCTATGCCCGAAGATATGGGCTTCAAAGTTTGCTTAATATAGGTGCCGAAGATGATGATAGTAATAAGGCAAGTGTGAAAGCGGAGTCTAATAACGACTGGAAACTTATCCAAAAGGAATTTGACTCAAAAATAAACTCCATGACTGAGAAGGACATAGAAAGGGCAAAGAGTGTGATCGCACTAAAAGAAGATTCATCGTATTCTAAATTACTTAATTATTTAAAATCATTATAATGAACACCAAAGGAAAATTAATCAAACACCTTCCAATTCAAACGGGAGAAGGCCATAAAGGAACTTGGCAAAAAGGGGGATTCATAATTGAAACCACTTCGGGAAAATTCACAAAGACGATTATGTTCAGCACCTGGGGCGAACTTGTGGATAGTACAAAGCAAATTACAACGGGAATAAATGTAAATGTAGAATTTGACTTAGAGAGCAGGGAATACAATGGAAGGTATTTTACTGACGCTAAAGCATGGAAGGTGGAAGGCGTGGACTCCACTCCCGCTCCCGTTAGAAAATCAAATAATAACTCTGATGATTTGCCATTCTAGCTATGGAAATTCAAAATAATAGAGTCGGCAATTTTACATCTTCCGAGATGTGGAAACTTACAACCAACGGGAAAGCAAAAGGTACATTTGGAGTTCCTTACTATTCCTACATATCTGAGAAGAACCACGAGCGTAGAGCTGGCAGGTCGCTTCAATCAAACGCTTTCTCTTACCCTACATCATGGGGTAATATAATCGAAAAATATCTCTTTAATGAATTAGAACTTGAATATACACTATGCTCGTCTGACGTACTTACACATAAAGATATTCCTTTTTGGAAAGGTACTCCCGACATCACAACAGAAAAACTTGTAGGGGATATTAAATGCCCATTTACGCTTACTTCATTCTGCGACCTTGTAGATATGATGGAAAGTGGTATTGAAGAATTTAAAAAAGATTACAAGGAATATTACTGGCAGTTGGTTAGTAACTCAATTTTGACGGGGAGAGATGAAGCAGAATTAATTATCTTTTGCCCGCTGAAATCTGAGCTCCCAAAGATAAGAGATTTTGTAGACGGATACGATAGTTTCGATCCTTTCCAATACAAATGGATAATCGACTCTGACGATAGAAAACTTCCTTACCTTATTGACGGTAAAGGATATGAACGGATAAACAAATTTAGGTTTGTTGTCTCCCATGAAGATAAGGACTTATTGACAAGCAGAGTAGTTTCAGCTGGAAAACATTTATGGCAAAACTAAAAGAAGTAAAACCTAAACCGATCAACTACTCTCTAAAATACGGTGATGTATTTATAATTCGAAACGCTCCCTTTATCGTCTGCAGGATGAAACAATCCGAACTATCAGGGCAAGGGCACGACTGGCAAAAGTTCAATATAATACCGAACTATTAACCTATACCTAAAATAAATTTGCTCAACTATAATGGCAGAGAACAAAAAGTCGTTTATTCTATATTCGGATCAGATAAGCCTATTTGAAAACTTAGACGATTCGGAAGCTGGGAAACTTATAAAACATATTTTTCGGTATGTAAACGATCAATCACCTGATGCACCCGATAAACTTACATTAATAGCTTTTGACCCGATTAAAACACAATTAAAGCGTGACCTTATAGATTGGGAAAGAACAAAATTACAAAGGTCTAATGCTGGTAAAAAAGGCATGGAAAATAGATGGCATCAAGATAACACCGTTATAACAAAAGATAACACCGTTATAACACCGATAACAAACATAACTGTTAATGATAATGTTAATGTTAATGATAATGATAATGATAATGTAATAGAATACATTAATAAATTAGATGAGCGAAAATTAAAATTTTCTTCCACCTTAAAACCTTTTTTAGAAATTTACGGCAAAAAGTTATTGAATGAATTTTACGCCTACTGGACAGAACCAACTCCATCAGGAAATAAATTTAAAAAAGAACTAGAACGAACTTGGGATGTGAAGCGAAGATTGGAAGTATGGAGTAGAAATTCATCAAAATTTGAAAAACCAACAATATCGGCACCATCTTTGAAGCCATTTAAAAAACCTGACCTATCAAACTTTTAAAAAATGGAAGTAGAAAAATCAATAATCGGCTCAATCATCCTAGACAAAAATGCAATGTCGGAGGTATCGGACTTTTTAAAACCCGAAATGTTTTCTGATCCCGCTTTAAAAACGATTTATTCAGTTTGTTACAGAATGGCACTTTTAAGCGAACCAATCGACTTAGTTACACTAACACACCAACTAAGGGTAGATAGTTCCTTAGAATCGATAGGAGGTGCTTATTTTGTAACATCCTTGACAGATAGATTAGTTTCAGTTGCGAATATTTCATTTTACGGTAGAATTGTGCAAGAAAGATACCTACTTCGGGAAATTGCCAAAATTGCTAAATTAACAGAACTTTTAGCTTTAGAAACAGATGCCGACTGTTTTGAAATTTTAGAGGGATTAGATCAAAAGATTTACGACCTTACAAAAGATAGTTCTACTAGGCAAGTACAATCAATTAATGACCTATATCAAAAGCAAATTAAAGCTATTGACAATAGGAAGGAAGGAATTTTAACCGGGATAATGACTGGGCTTAGATGTGTTGACTCTGTTTTGGTTGGGATAAAGCCTCAAAACTTAGTAATAATTGCTGCAAGGCCTGGACAAGGTAAGACGGCTTTCGCTTTATCGGCAGCACGGAATATCTCAATGGGTAATATTCCCGTTGGTTTTCTGTCGATGGAGATGTCAAGTGAAGAACTATGTAACAGATTCACGGCGTTAAATTCTAGTATCCCGCTGGATTATCTCACCAATCAAACAGTAAAAGGGCCTTACTTTGATAGAATGATGGAGGCCACTGTGCAAGTAAAGAATACAAAACTATATATTGATGATTCACCTTCCTTGAGTGTGATGCAAGTACGCAATAAAACACGTAAAATGATTATAAAGTACGGGATTAAGTTATTAATAGTTGATTATTTAGGTTTAATGAAGAATGAAGGAGGTAAGAACAAGACGAAGGAAAATGAGGTAAGCGAAATTTCAGCGGGTTTAAAATCTATCGCCAAAGAGTTAAATATACCTATTATAGCCCTTTCTCAGTTGAGTAGGAAGGTAGAGGAGCGACCAAGTAAAGAGCCACAACTTAGCGACCTAAGAGATAGCGGAAGTATTGAGCAAGATGCCGATATTGTTATTTTCTTGATGCGACCTGAGTATTATTCAATGAATGTCGAAGTACCGGGAGAAACAAACATCTACATTGCTAAGCACAGAAATGGAAGCACTGGAAGTGTAAAGGCAAAGTTCACCCCTGAGCTAACTAAATTTTCAGATATCCAAACGGAGTACCAAACTGATTATTCAGTATATGGTAGTGATGTTGAAAATAAAGATTTATTTTAGTTTGGCACGTGTATTGTATGATGATAGTCGATTCGCGAATTGCGAAGTAACACTATAACTTGACAAATTGATTAAAAAAGTAAATTTATTACTTGACACTAACGGTAGATGCTTGTTGCCGTTTTTCAATGGCATACAAGCATTTGTTACCAGCAGTGCGGATTATTAACAAAAAACTAAATTATAAACGAAAATGAAATCAGC